GATCGGCACGGCAAATCATGCACGGCAATGTTTGTTTGATGTTTGATTGGTGTTTGTTTGGTTGTTGATTGATGATCGGTGCGCGATTTGGTTGTTGATAGGACATTCCGTGCCTTGCGGCGAGGGAAGTCCTATCCCGGATGATAAGGTTGTGTTGATAGCTTTCCGCAACCTGTCATTTCCCCAATGAAATCAATGGCTTAGGGTGCGACACTATGTCGCATGGACTGTTTGTGTCAAACAATGCTAAGATTTTGATAGTTAATTGATTGGAAAGGAGGTTCGCAGACAGATGGTTGACTGCAAGGGGCTCGCGGGCCGCTATGAAGCATATCCCGCGCGTTTCGATGACTTGCCGGTGACGGCATTTCCCACATTGCGCGCGCTCTGTTTCCCGTTGCGGACAACGTAAGGCGCTTGCGACAGATGAGGCGGCAAATGTGGGTCGTGGACGTTGTTGCATGCAATGGGTCGCGAGCGGTCTATTGCGGGCAATAACGCCCATCTGGAGTGCGAACTATGTTTAAGAGAATGTCGGTTGTTGTTGCCGTTGCGTTGTGTGTCGCTTGTGGTGTGGCGAAATCGCAAGAGATTGCGCCAATCCAAAGCGTAACCGACGCAATGGCGAACAAGTCTACAACGCCATCGTGGCAAGCGATTTGCGGTTACAAGTGGCGTGCATATCGCGCTGCTACGGGTGCCGCTGGTCGCGACGCTTATTTGGCGTTCATGCGAGCGCCTTCGACTGAGGGCGGTTGTGGTGCTGGTGAAAACCGGGCCGCGCCGCGCAATGTCGCAAGGTCGCATGATGACGCTATTCGCGCTTATCTTGAAGCCAATCCCTTGAAGGTTCCGCAAGCGCAGTAAGTATCAAGGGCAACGTACGGCCATTAGGAGGGCCGTACGTTGCCTTTTCACTTGCTGCTAGGATAGTGGCAAGCCATCCGCGCAATCGCACGGGTGGTCATTCCTGGGAAAGGAAATGGGATATGGTTAAGATAGTGTCGAATAAGGTGGTCGCCGGTAAGGTGGTCACTAAGACAGTCGCGGCGAAAGTCGCGACTAGGGCCGTTAAGTCTCCGCCGCAAGGCAGGGCCGAAACGGCTGCGGAACGCGCGGCTAACGAAACGACGGGCGGTATAGTCCCGCTCAAAAAGTCTGCGTTGTCCTTAGATGTCGGCCCGCGCGTCATTCATGCGATGTTTTCGGCCGAAGCCCGCGTCGGGCAATTGGTCGAAGAGTTGCATACGTTGCGTGGTGTGAAGCGTTACGAGCAATTGTCGGAATTGACGCTTGCGGTTGCCAAAGCCGCAAGGGCCGATACTTCCATTGACCTTGCCGCGACCTACAGCGGCGATAAGAAGGCAATGGAACGCCTTAACGATCAACTCGGCATTGCCCTTGGTTTTCGTGAAATCAAAGGCACGGTTGATCGTAATGGCCTGACATATGAGGCGGTTGTCACGGCTAAGGCCGTTGGCGATTGCTTCCCATTGCCGGGAGAGACCCGCGATACCGTCAAAAACTTTGACCAGAAAAATACCTTCCGGTCCAATTTTATGACGCAGCTTAAGAAATGCGCACAAGCCGCGCACGGCCTGATCGAACAAAAGATTGAAGCGAAGCTCGACACTAAGTCGGGTACGCTTATGATCTCCGGCCCTGCGGTCAAAAAGCATTTCGGGCAGGATCGTGTGCTCTTGGACGAACGCCAGACTATCGGCACTGGTGACGCTGCGGTTAAACTCAGCGAAAAACCTTCGTTCCAGGCTCTCGCGAACATTGGCGCGGCAACGCAAGGAGTTGCGCCAGCGGCACCGGGAGCGGGCGGCGCACAGCATCGCGGCAAACAAAGCGGTACTGTGGGCGGTACACTCGCGCAGCAAGCCGTTAAGGTCGCGGAAGTGACGGGCAAGGAAAGCCTTGACGCTGCTATCGTGACTATCTGCAAGGCGCTTCGTACTGCGTTGGAAAAGACGCAGGGTGCTTTGTCAAAGGGTGCCAGTGCTGCACTCGAAGAAACGAAGAACGCAATCGAGGTTAAACTCGCGTCCTAAGCGATGCGGCCCGGCATTCGAAAGGATGCCGGGCCGATCCTTGTTTGACTCACACAGAAAATGGAGTGCGACTATGCGACCAATATATGAGATTGCCCAAGAGATAAGGCGGGAATGGAAACGGCCCTATTTCGGTGCAATGCCCTACATCGCGGCTATGTATTCATTGCATGGCATCGATGACACCTATGGGGCGGAGAGCGCGGAAAGCATTGTGCTCTACTTCCTCTCGAATGCAGCGACGTGGCGCGGAGATGTCGCGCGACGTGTGAAGGCCGAACTAAAGGCAATGGTTAAGTAACCGCATGCAACGCAACGCCAGGAATAGGGCCGATCCGGTCCTATTCCTGGAGCGGTCTTGTTTGACTCACACAGCGTTCACGGCCTGTTCCGCGTCCAGCCGCTGCCACAATCTTGCCACATTTCGGCCGTCCCCCCCCCCTCTGGGACAGGCGCACCAGATATGGCCGAGGCTTGCCTCTGGGACAGGCGGGGGTACAGGCGCACGTGTTTGACTCACACACATGTCCTCGCGAAGGCGGGGAAAGGAGCAGGCGCATGAAGGTCGAGTACGAGGTTCGCATAACGGACAAGGACAAGCTGCGATTTGACACCGATGGACAGGCGCGAGCGTATGCCGCACGGGTCGTCGATGAACGGCCAGAGCTTGACTTTGTGATCATACTTGCATGGGTAGGCGACAAACCTGGACAGCGATGGATCGTTCGACGGGCGTGCAAGTGGTGTGGTAGGCTCATTGGGAGTGGGAAATGCAACGAATGCGAGGGAGAATGGCACTGACTGAGGGGGGTGTGACATATTGTCGCACCCCTACGATTGTGCTTGACAGATTGCTATCAAAGTGATATACTGTTGATCTTGTTTGCACACGGGGTGGTTAGTCGAGTGATCGGTCCATGGGCCGGTCTGTTTGAGTCACACACCGAATGCAATACAAGCCTTGAACATGGTGTAGTCAGTTAGTGGGCTGATCTGTTGAGTTACGTGCCATGTCAAGCGAGTGTTGAGTACCGCCGGTCTGTTGACGACAAGTCTAACTACCTCCGCTCTAGCTGTTTGCACATGTGGTCATGAACACAGCCCAGCAGCGCAAGGGGATTAGCAGTTGGCAGACCGGCAGTGAGTGTTTGAGTCAAACACCATGGCCTCACGGAGGTGGGGCACGATAGGAGTGCAAAATGCGAAACGCAAAGGTTGTTACGATTACGGTAAATCTCGGTGATAACGAGCATGAGTTGGATGTGAACATGACGCTGGCTGAACTGCGAGAGATAATTGGCGATCATGGGTTAGGTGAGTGGTCCAGTTTGGTTGTTGTGTTGCTTCCAATGAAGGAGGGCGAAGATGACAATATTTCCGCACAGTGAAGAGTTCGAGCGTGGTAAGCGCATACGTGATCGGTCAGCAGCAGTCGAGCTTGCGGTTGTGCAAGCTGAGTTGTTGGCAGGTGAGTTCGGTGGGCGTGGTGAAGTGCGGCACAGTCTGTATTATCGGTTTGTGCAGACTGTGCTACGGATCGGCAAGCATCTGAAGCTGACAGATGACCAGACCGTAGACTTCGAAAAGAAGATGCGCGATGCGGGAGTAAAGGATACGACCGTGATCGTGACCGGCAAGACGGTGTATATCGAGGGTCACTTCGATCTGGCCAAGCTGCGGAAGGGCGTGATATGGTGACGGTAACGGTATGCCGAAGAGTGTCTGTGAATGGCCAAGGCTATGCGTACGGTGGGCGCCAGTACTTCGGTACTGGCGTGCCGCTGTATTATTACGAGTTGTCGGATGGTAGCAGTGGCCACATACGGGCTCATTCGCGTGGGAGTGCAGTGAGCAGGTTGGTGTTTGACTCAAACCATGTCCTCGCGAAGGCGGGGAAGACAGGAGTGCAAAATGAAGCAGACTAAGAAGATGGAACGAGCGCCGGTCTATAACAAGGATGGCAACGGTCGGGTCATCAGTGGGCCGAACGAAACATGGATACCGCAGGAGAAGATGGGGAAGGGGAGCAGGGAGTACGATCCTTGGCAGGCTACGCGAAGGCCGCAGCGGACCAAGCAAGAGGCGATGGCGCTAGTGCCGAACATGCCGAAGGGGGGTGTGATATGAGTTGGAAGCCGCAGGTACAGGTTGCTGGTGAGGGCGAGAAGTGGCTCGATAACGCGCTGCGGTTCGCTACGAAAGAAGAGGCCGAGACGAGTGCGAGGGACTTGGCTCGGCGTTGGATAATGGTGACTAATCACCGAGCCGGGGAAAGTTTCGATCCCATCAACTACATGATAAGGGATGACAAGTTGGTTGCGTTGCGTCAGGTCGGGATGCGCGATCTGAAGCATGGCGATCTTGTGGTGGTAGATGGGGGCAGCGTCACCTGTCATCCTGGGGGCGTGTCGCGTATTGAGTACGACAAGGTGGGCATATCGTTCTCGTGCGAGGCCGGGCATCACTATTTTGACGAGAGCGATGTGAACAGCGACAACAAGCTGATAGGCATTTACAAACCAGTAGAGCAAAGCGAAATCGAACAGAGCGAAAGGAGTGCGAAATGACTAAGGAAGAGATTACAGGGCTCACGGTGCGGGCTGTCGAGCAGATTGGGAACAACGCAGCCAAGCAATTGGAGGATGCCGCCGAGCAATTGGAGGCAGAGGCGAAGGTGAAAGGCGATCATCTGAGGGCGTTTGCGAATGCCATCAGGGAGCAGACCATGCGCGCTTCGGATGATCTCTCTGATTTCGTTCGGCGCATGAACGATGTGTTCAAGACCAACGAGAACCTCTCGCATAGGATCGACCCAAGGGCATTGGACGAGCTTGGGAAGAACCAAAGGTCTGTTCCGTCGCCGATCGATGGTCGGCGATAGTGTTTGAGTCACACACAACAGGAGTGCAGAACATGGCAACTAGAGCGAAGATGAAGGAAGCTGCGGAGAGGCCGGAGCCGAGTGGGGCTCAGGCGAGCACGTTCCAAGGTAGGATCGTGAAGGAGTTGGGCAAGCTGACGGGTGACTTGCTGGCGAAGGTCAAGCCGGATACTGGCAGGGGTGCGAACCTGTCGAGTGTCCTGGCGGAGATGTACATGTGGGCGCAGATCAGTAAGATGGCTGATGGTCACTACGAGCGTCTGATGGACATTGCCAAGGGGAACGGTGTAATTGAGGTTGCTGACTTGGAGACAGGCACGCATATTGCAGCGGAGAGCAGGCATTTCGTTGTGACTGTTGCTGTGACCGAGCCTGTGAAAAGGTTTGATCCAGATGTGCTGGCTGCATGGGCATACAAGGCGTACAACGTTCCGGTCCCGCTCATGAAGGAACAGGTCGAGCGCGCCAAGGTGCCGACCAAACCACAGAAACGCATTGTGATAACTGAGCGTCCTTAGGATCGCCCTCCACAGGACGCTTGGTGAAGGGGAGGCCGACTTGATCGCACTCCGGTCGGCCTCCCTGCCTGGCTGCACTCGCGAAGCATGTCCTCACGAAGGTGGGGAGCGGGTGTTTGACTCACACAGCGCAGATTGCGAAGGGGGATCAGATGTTCAAGAAATGCACATGTTGCTTCTGGGGTTGCTGTCCTGCATGTAGGTGCTATTCAAGGAGGGTTAACATGAACGACGAAAAGTTTTCGGTATGCCAGTTCTTTGCCAATGGTGGATATGAATACGTTCGCAGGTATGTGGATGCTGAGGAGGCGGTGAAGGCTGCGAGGCATTACTCCAGTAACGTTGCGGTGAGGATGGGCATTGTGAATCGAGTCATTATCACAGACGGCGGTGATATGACAGTCTTCGAATGGAAGGCTGGTAAGGGTGTGACGTTTCCACCGAAGGAGGATCGCGATGACCATAGACCGTCAGAAGGGTAACATTGTTTTCGAGTGCAATGGGTGCCATGAGGTATTGGAAACAGATACTGCTAATTGGGATACAGCCATGAACCTGCTGCACCGAGAGCATTGGAGGGCACGTAAGAAGGGTGATGAATGGCATCATTACTGCGGCAAGTGCGTAGGAGCCTGAGATGCGAGCGTTGTTGGAAGCCATATGGGCAGATAGTCTTTGCCGTTGTCCACGCCATATAGTCTGGTGGCGTTCGGACGGTGCAGGCTGTCAGGAAGGTAGTGGCATCTCGTGGATGAAAGGCACGATCTGGGGCCGTTATCAGCCAAGGTGGAGAAAGCCAAAATGCCTCTAGTGTTGCAGCCGACATTCAGTGACAAGACACGGGATCAGATCGAGAACCACCTGCTGGAGGTTAGAGCGCGCCGCATGGCTGCGGTTGTGACGTACTACGCAGGTGTGAATGCCAAGAACATGCATCTGGTATCGAAGGAACGACTGCGGGTCATGCGTGAATACCAGATGTTGAAGCGTGACCTGGACAGGATGCACAGGCTCGACAAGGCAATCAATGATCGACTGAACAGGATTGTGCAGCATCAGCAGGAGTTGGACTTTCATCTCAGTAACATAGTGGAGATACCAGATGGCGACGACGACGAGCGAGAGCATAAAGAGAGCGGAAAGATTAACGGGTTTATCAGAGCAGGAAGACCGCCAGGTGGGTAATCACGTCATGAGGACGCGGTATCCGCAGATATTGCCGCAGCATACGTTCATGGCTAGGTGCAGTCAAGGTGTGCAGACATGGCTGTGCTACGCAGAGGGTAGGGATAGCACGCCTCTGTGTCCCGAATGCGGTGAGCCGATGGAAGTCATCACGGAGATGAACACATGACTTTCAACGAGTTCCAGCGAGAGTTGCGCGCTCATGGTGTAGAGGGGCCGCCCGCGTACTTCTTCACATTGCTGTACGAGCGGCTGATCGAGACGGAGAATCAGCTTACGTTGTGTGCCAGGCTGGTTGAGAATATGGCAACGTCCATGCAGGGGTTCGTGCAGCTTAACGAAGTGCAGCAACGGGAGATGCGCCAGTTCATTCGTGGTGGCAGGCCGGATGGCGTCGAGGTTGCGAGTGTGGCGAACGAGCCGGAGGACGACTGAGATGGAACGTTCGGTGTACGTTGCGGCTGCAATCCTTATTGCTTTGATTATTGCAGCATTGGCCATCTATTGGTTCGCGGACGTACCGCAGCCGATTGGTCCTGTTTGAGTCAAACAGCCTAAGATCAAGGGTCTATTAGGTTGTTGCTGAGTGCAAAGACCCAGAACAGAAGGACGTGCTAAATGAAGAAGCTCTTGCTAGCGAGTATGTTGCTCATGCTCGCCATTCCGGCGTCTGCAAGTACCATCACGCTGGGTGGTGCTACTTGGGACACGACCAACTCCGGCAGTTTGAGTCTGGGGGCTGTCGTGCCTGCCGGGAATCAGCCGCAGAACGCGCCGTGTGTCATCTGCGGTGCCAACCAGCCGAACCAGCCTGCAAACTTCGGCTACAACGACTACAGCAACAATGGCAATGTGTCCTCGATCACAGCGTTCAGCGATCAAGGCAACGGTGGTCGCAATACGCTGGCGGATAACACGTTCGCCACCGGCTACACGATTGGTGCAGGCAGTCCGTTCCTGGCATTCTTGCTTGCCAACAACGACACCAGCCTGGGGTTCAGCATCGGCGTGGACGTGAATGATACGAACCAGCCGCAGACGCTGAATTCGTTTTTCTTCCTCGACTTCACGACGCATACCGTGCTGGCGAGCTTCACGGGTGGGACGACCGGCAACGTGCCATCGAAGAACAACGGCACCGGCTTCCCGGATTACTCCATCACCGGGGCGCTGCTGAACCTGAACGATGTGCATGTGGGTGACACGATCGGTTTCGTGGCGCTCATGTCTGGGTTGAACGATGGCCCGGATAGCTTCTTTATCGAAGCGGCACCGGCAGTGGCTCAGACGCCATTGCCTGCATCGTTCCTGTTGTTCGGTATTGGTCTGGTCGGTTTGGCTGGACTGGTACGGAAGCAGAAGACGAATAGGCTCGCGTAGGCGACAGAGGTAGGCTGGCATAGTTCCCGCTCTGCCAGCGTACAGGCCAGTCGGAGTTCCGCCACCCATCGCTACTCCGGCGGGCCACTGTTTGAGTCACACACATAGCAGGAGGATAGTATGCCAGCAGGAAGTCTAGGCGCATCACGGGTACGGGAGGACTTCAACCCGTCCAAGAACGATCTTGTCACGAAGATCAAGCGGTACTCTGCCGACCTGATTGATTTGTGTCATGACGAGCAGGACAAGGGCGTTGAGTCGGAGGAGGCTCGTTTGTGGGCACTGGCTATGACGCACTACGAAGACGCTGCCATGTGGGCAGTCAAAGCTGCTACAACGCAGAAGTAGGCTTGCCTGACGGTGAGGTCAGGCATGCCCTCGCGTAGGCGGGGGTGAAGAAGGCCCGCCGGGTTGGTCCACCACCAATGGCTCCTCCCCGGCGGGCTGCACATCACAGGCACAGGAGGGACAAGTGAATGGTTAAGATGATATTCGTAGGGTTGGGGCCTACCGGAGAATTCCCACAGGGCAAGGCGACTCCAGATGATGAAGGCGCACTGATGGTAAGTATCAGTGATGACGGTGAGATGGTGCGTGTAGACTTCGGTACGCGCATCGCATGGATCGGCTTCGGGCCACAGGACGCAAAGCAGTTTGCCGATTCGATTGTGAAGCACGCGAGCAACTGTGTGACTCAAAAGAAGGATGACTAAAGTGGAAACGCTAGAGGCGCTAGAGATGGCGATTGCAGAGATACATAGCCAACTGTTATGGCGTGGCCCGTCAGGTCGTACATTGGCGCATGTCGTGCTTCCTCGTGAAGTCGCTGAGATATTGGCAAAGCGATGCGAGGAAAGTTTGCAGAGGCAGAAGAAATGAAAAGCGTCAACGGATTCCTTGCTGACGACGGGACATACTTCGATGCCAAGGCGGACGCAGAGCTATATGAGGCGCTTCACGCATTGGAGTTTTCTGTTAGGAACATAGGGGCAGACCCGGTTAAGTTCATGATCGTAGTCGAGGGCTGCCAGGAACAACTCAGGAGGTACTTAGATGCCAAAGCTGGCTACGAAAAGAGCGAAGCCACAGGTCCGCGACCGGGGGCCGGGACAGCACCAGATAGTGTCGATCACGCCAACGACAGCCGCACAGAAGCTGCTGCACCCGTTCTCGAACAGTCGCTTGACGAACATCAACACGTGCCCGACGTACGGAGCGGTATCAGCACAGAGGCAGTACGAGACAACGGCCCGGTCGATGGCGCTGGAGGCGGGAGCGTTGATGCACGAAGTGTTCGCCGCGCTCCGCATATGGCAACTACATCGAGTGCAGCTATTGCCGCAGCACGCCCTATCGACAGCAATACGTTTGTTCGGCAAGCCGAAGCAAGAGAGAAGCTACTACGATCAAACGTTTGACTCAAACAGATGGCGCAAGTGCTGGGCTAAGGCGAACGATCAGAAGAATGATCGCGAGTCGATGATGGTGCTTGCGTTCGAGATGCTGCGTAGTAGTGGCTGGGAGGACAGTCCAGAGGACAAGATCAGGACTGTTGGCAACATGGAGATGGCGTGTATCGTGTATATCGACACCATCTTGCCTACCTTGTCCAACTTCCCGATCTACGTACAGGACAAGAAGAATCCAAACTCCGTCGTTGGGATCGAAAACACGTTCGATGTGGTGCTGACGTACGACGACGGTAAGCAGTTTAGGTTCATCGGGACGTTCGATGGCCTGACGTACAACAACGCCAAGGGATTCTCTACGCTCGAAGACAACAAGACAGCATCGAGGCTGGACGCAGGTTGGAAGGCGTCGTTCCAGTTGTCGAACCAGGTGACAGGCTATCTTGCATGCGCCGCGTCTGTGTATGGGTTCGACATCTACAACGCACGCATCCTGGGGCTCAAGATCAAGCCAACGGGTAAGGGCGAAGACGTGTGGCCTTTGGTGACGAATAGGACAGGCGAACAGCTACAGCGTTGGGCGTTCTGGTTCAGGCACACGGCGGAGATGTACGAGCAGTACAAGGACAACTATGAGCATGCGCCTCGGTATACGCATTCTTGCAATCGATACTTTCGGCCATGTTCGTTATTGTCGTTCTGCTGCGACACCCAAGATGGCAGGGTCGAGCAATGGAACGAGATGGTTCCTGCGAAGTCAAGCCCATCGGAGCTAGCAGCAGAGGGAGACTGACATGAATGTGCTTGTCGTGGACGAACTGCTCGACGCGATACATGCAATCGAAGAGGATACGCCAAGGCTTGGTGACGTGGATGCAATCCTTGGTGCGGCTATGTTTATCGGTGCGCGGCTTGAGCGTATAGCTGTGGTGCTCGAACGGATTGCGGAGATGCAGAAGAGTTTGATTCAAACAGCAATAGTGATACCGGCAGATTCTATAGGAAAGAGGTAGGCTATGGCGCTATTGCCATTCAAGATAGGGCCAGTTGCTGTAACGACTGGAGCAGAAGCGCCTCGAAGAATGGCTGTGCTCATATGGGGACCATCCTCTTGTGGAAAGACCACCTTCGCGGCAACAGCACCTGGAAACAAACTGTGGCTGTCGTTCGGCGACCAAGAGCATGTGTCAGTCGCGCATCGTCCTGATGTTCGCGTGGCTGATTTGTCGGGACTCACACCAGAGGAGATATTCAAGCACGGGAAAAGCGACAATCCTTTTGGATTAGACCAGATACTCTCGCAGCATACTGACATCAAGACAGTTGTGTGTGACTCAGTAACGGCGTTGGTGTATATGGCATTGCAGCGGTCGGTGGAGATGGGCATTGGAGCAGGCAGACGTGGTTTCATCCCGACGGTTGAGGAGCCAGGGCAGTCTGCGTACGGTGCTCGCAATGCCTTAATGCTGAAGGTGCTGACAGGGTTGCTCAGGGTAACTGCGAAGCATGGGGTACATTTGATTGCTACTGCGCACGAAGCCGATCCTGTAATGGAAATTCGCGACGGTAAGGAAGTTGTGAGTCATATAAGCATCATGCTTGGAGGGCAGTTGGTCAACAATGTAACATTCCGTCTGTCGGAGATATGGCATATGTCAGCAAACAAGGAAAATCGAAGGCTGGCGGTGCGCTCGGTTCGTCTCCGAAGACCAATGAAGTCGCGTATGTTTTCGAGTAGCAGTGATGCAGAGTTTGAGTTGAAGTACAATGCGGAATTGCCTGACAAGGGCCAGA